CACCACGGAACGTATGCGGTGCCGAGCGGCTATTGAACAATACCGCATTCGCGTTCGCAAACGTGTACCGCAGGTATTGCGTCGTATTCGCAAGCAACACCGAATGCACGGGATACGTCGGCCCATCGTCGCTCACCAGCGTCACACCCGCAGAAGCGGTCAGTGCCACAGTCTGCGCACCTGTACTCGACAAGTTCGCGAGTGTGGTCAATGACCATTGCATTTGTGGCGTGAATCCGTGCTCGTAAAGCGCATCGTCATAATCCATGCGCGTATCGTATTCTGCAGCACTGAAGAAGATACTATCTTCAGGCTTGACACCCGGAATTGGATACCGACGCGTACGTGCCACTGACGATTCTCCCAACTGAATAACGTACTCAATGCCTGTTGTGGGGATCGTGAGCGTATTCACGTCTGTCGCTCGACGATTCAATGACGAGTCTACGGGAATGAAATCGGTGTATCCGGTTTCTGGCGAAAGATCCAACACGATGTCGCTCACCAGCAAGTACTGACCGTATGGTCGGAACCCCGCAGGATGCATCAGTTTCAATAATACATCGCGATAGCGATCAAATGACTGGGCGGCTCTCACCACATAGGTATAGTCGTTATAGTAATTGCCATCCTGCAGATACTTATCAGAACTTGAGAAACTACGCGTGGTGGTAAACCGACCACTATATTGCGTCACGGCACCAAGCACCGCAGTCAATTCTGCGGTGATACCTGTTTGCCCAGAGGCCCGTTGCGCGGTAATACTGATGCTGTTTGCGTCAGTGTAAAGCACACCACTGTTTTGAATATCAATACGTGCAATTTGACCGCTACCCTGAATCACTTCAAGATCGGCATTTGCAAACATTCCCGCAGCCCGACCACTCGTAGATACCACGGTGTCGTTCGCCGTCACATAATAATACAGTTCCTGTACACGAGCATCCATTGAGTCAACGATCACTAACGGCGGTACCGCATACTGCGAACCTGCAGACGTCAGGATCACGCTGTTGACGGTGCCGTATGAGGTTTGCGCCCGAGGTGTGATCGTGCGCACACGACCCATCGGATACGTCGCATAGACGTTGGCACTGACGGTATTGGCGTTTCCGTAAATCGTCAACGCGGTATTACTCTCAATAGACTTCACGACGACATCATAGCCTGCAGACGCGTTTCCGACGCGCATGTGTGCGTTGACGCGCAGAACATTTTGGAACACGGTGTTTGCGCCCACGATGGTACTGTTGCCATACGTGGTGACGGTGCCTGTTTGGGTGTTCGCGTAATCTTGCTTCACATACACGCTGGTCGTCAACAATCCCAAATTTGCCACGTTACTCAAATAGAGTTTCGTCGCATTATACGTGTGAGCAGTATTGCCTGCTAATCCACCTACGAAGTAGCCAATCGCGTTCGCGGTGATCGTGGCAGTACTGGTGTTCGTCGTCACATCAAGAGCGGAGTTCAAGACAAAGAGTTTGCCTGTTGTGCCAGAACTTGTCGCCGTATTGGTGTTTACGAAAGGTGTTACCGAAATGTTATCCGCAAGTATCGCGACGTTGGCTAATACCGCAGCACTATTCGTACTGTTTGTCCACACCCACGGTGTGTAAAAGGGTTTCGTGTCGGCGGCCGCATAAACTACGGTTAGTGCCGTATCAAGATCCGCACCATTGAGCGTAGTCACTCCGGTGGCCGCGCCATAGTCGGGAGAATCTAATGTGACGGTTGCGGTGCTGTTTGCAAATGGCTCAATTGTCAGATCGAGAAAAATTGCGGTCTTAGTATTAGTGAGTGTTTCTACATACCCGGCGGCGCCGTTTCCGGAACCGCTAAAGAACTCCACAGGTTCACCAACGGAAAACCCATTGCCGCCATTGACAACATTGACGCCACTGATGGAGCCATTTGTCGTACTGCGTACCACACCATATGCGTTATACCCACCACCAGCGCCGGGGCCTTCCGAAATGGCGACGTAATCACCCACCGCATATTGTGTGCCACCGGCCCCCACGGTAATCGCGCTGATGACCGGCAGAATGCGTGTGCGCACTTGTTCATCGGAGTCGATATTGACTAATTCTTGATCGTATGTAAATGCACCACCAAGACTTCCGAAGCGGAGCGTTAATTCGTAGACGGGAATGCGCTGACCGAATGACGCTCCCACTACGTATGCACTCACGCGATCAACAATTGCCTGTCCGGTCGACGTGATTACGCGCTGACCGGTATAGTAGGTCGTAATATCTGCACCGGCATGACCGTCAATCGGGGCACTGACTTTCAACGTAATCGGCGCCACCCACGTGCCGTCGGATGCCTTGAAGATATCCGTGCGCGGATAGTATACAGAGGCCTCTTCGTTGAAGAACGCACGGAAGAACCACTTGATGCTGTTCTCGGTGCCTTTTTCCTGATAGAACGTACGCAGTGAACGCACGAACCAATCCGTAGGTAGATAACTATACTGCGGAAAGTTCTTCGCGAACATTGACAGAAACTGCACACGGAATTCATCCAGTGTCGTTTGTGTGTCGCGGTAGTCTAAGAGTTTGCGCGCTTCATAGAGCGGCCCACCCAATGTCTCGGTGGTGGTGACCGCGAGATTTGCAGGCCCGAACGAAGGCACAATCGTGCTCGTCGTCGTGGTACGTTCCTGTTCGAGAAACTGTAGAAATGCCGAAATGAATTCTACAAACAGCGGATACTCGGATTCCACGAAATCCGGTATCGCGGTCTTGATGATGTTATAAAATTCTTGACCCGGCTGAAAGGCGCGCATAACTTATCGGAGCACGCCGCCCTGATAGAACCCTGTCGCGGTTGATGTTTGCGATTCATCAAACAGACTGACAACAATCGTGTTTGCATCGACAGTATACATACGGTTTAGAGAAGGCGTCAAGTCCGTCGTCAATGGCAGTGCATGAATCCAGACATCTACCGCATCATTTTCAATGGCTTCTGGCGCGAAATTCGAAAGCGTCATAACACCGGTAGTGGTATCTAATGTGCCGACGTTCTCGTTGATGACCACCTCAGAGTGCGTGGCATCATCTTGATACCCAATAATTTGGATGATGTTATTTGATTCGCGTAAGATGCAGTTGGTGAACACGGTGCCGTTGGCGGCCGCATAATCAAACCGGTGTGTTGATGACGGAAGAATCGCAGACGTAGTTCCCGACTTCAACAGCGGCCCACCAAATTTCACAACAAACGAATTTGAATCGCCGACCACAGGATAAATGCGCTTCTGCAATTCGATCCGCGTCAATGAACTACTGATCGCGATATCGGTATCGTCAATCGCACGTGTCAGACGAGAGAAACGGAATGACGTGTTGAACTTTTCGATGTTCTGTTCTGCGTACGTATCGATGGTCGCCGCGACCGCACTCGCGAGTTGCTGCTTGGTGCGCGTCGTTGCCCGCGGGTCGTATTTGACTTGCGTGTTGACAATCAGGTAGATGTAATCGGGATCGACAATTTCCGGCACCACACCCACGATGCTATGCGGTTTGATCGCGGTTTCGACGATCTGATTTTTCAAGACTTCCGTCAAGCGAATGCCAATCACCGGCTTGATCGCAATGTAGACGCGACCGTACGCAGGGCGTTCGAGTGCGTCATTCGGGTTTCCGTTTTCACCGCCGAAGACGGTGATCGCGGAAATACTTTCCGAATAGTCTTGTAGAATGACCACTTTGTAGTCATCTGCGGTTACGCATCGGTTCTGTGTGGCATAGGTGAGCGGCGCGAGATAGCGAATGTTTTCGATATCCTCATAATCGCTGCCGCCAAGGCTCGGCACCGTGTTCGCATCGGGGGTCGCGGTGACGCCGCGCTGCAACCCCGGAATAGTTGAGTCGTTGATACGGAACGGGCCACGAATGTTATTGCCGTCAAGACCGCGACTGATGTAGTAATCGACGAGCACCACATTTCCATTGTGTAAGGCTCGACCGACAACATCGTTGCCAAACTTCAATTCGGGATATCCGTTATACGCTTCGTTCACCAAATAGATGTTCGACGTACTGTTGGCCAGCAACAGATTTGTTGCTTCCGTGAACACCGTTGACGTGTTGCTCGTGCTGCTATCAAATACCTGTACCGACAAACGGCTAAAGTCTACATTCGCATTCGGAATAATGAACCGTTGCGTCGGATCGTTTGTATCCACCACAAACCGATACCGCGCTGGACGACCTTCGACTAAGGTAATCCCTGTACCTTCGTATGCTAAACTCGTCGCATTCTGCGTGAGTTCCACATCATCGGTATTGTAGAAAGTGTACTGGGAGTTTGACTGCAACACGAACTGTGTGTTCTTGGATAGTGTAATTGTTGACGGTGATGTGTTACTGACGACCACCACGACGTTCGCCTCATACGACGCACTGCGCACGCCATGCGACGCATAGCCGAGCATCCGTGCATGTGACACGACAGAAGAACGTAATTGTGCAGTATCCAGAAACGCTTCGTTGACGGCCGATGAGAGATAGTAATTGTTGTAGAACGTCACGTATGCCAGCACGCGAGATAGCAACCGCAATCCGCTGCCGGAGAAGTCGTAATCGGAAAATGCCGGATCCGCTTTCATGAACTCGACGAGATTCTGGAGAATCTGATCGTAATCGAGTTCCGCAATCCGAATTTGTGACGCTGGTGTAGCCATAGGTTATCGCAGTCGTGAAAGATACAGAGTGAACGTCACCGGCGTGGTTTGGTTCACCATTGAGAAGACCAGATTGACTTCATACCGCTGCTCATCTGCCGACGGAAGCACTACCAGTTGTTGAATCTGCACCCGAGGTTCGAATGAGCGAATCGTCGTTTCGATCTCACGCTGTAGCAGTACGGTAGTAATCGGATCAATGGGTTCGAACAATAGCCGCTTGATGCGGGTACCAAACTCCGGAAAAAACGGGGTTTCGCCCGTATCGACAGAAAGCAGCAAGCGCAACGAGCGTTTCACCGCTTCCGCACCACTCACACTCACAACATCGCTCGTAATGGGATTCCGCGCAAACGTCAGTGACAGATCCTTGTACTGACGAGTGACGTTGAATGTGGTTGATATCTCGGCCATAGATATGAGTATTTAGTGTGTCTAATACCAATCGTTTTTCGTGTACCGAGGCATATCGACGCCCCATCCCGGTGATGCTGTGTCGGAACCCGCGCCGACAATGAAATCGACTGCGGTGACCGTCTTTCCGTTGTATTGTACGCCTTCCGGATCGCCGGGAAGGCCGAGGAACGCCAGTACGTCTGTCGCGTGCCCTGCGTATTGGGTTTGACCCGCATTCTTGCGCAGGTGACCCCACTGCGACCCATACGCGCTCTTGCTGCGTAGTTCCGCGAGGGCAGCTTCCGTGAACCGGCCGCAGTCGTCATCTGATGAGAAGTTATACTGATCTCGCGTCGCAGCGAAGAGTGCGGCCACGATACCGCGATCATCCGGCACCACACCCGGCGCGCCAGTGTCTCCGTCACCATCACCACCGGTTGTTTCAGTTGTAGGCGACGCATCCCCAATTGTGACGGGCGGGTTGAGTTTATTTTGCCGTGCTTTTTCGATTTCTAATTCTGCATTGATTCGCGTCAAGAGCGCCGCGGATTCTCGTTGCGCCTGTGCATACGCTTCACCGGTCAATCGAGTAATCAAATGCACGCCGTCGAGAAAACTATCGTCGTAGTTTCGCGTCAACACCTGACGTCGCAATGACGTCGCGGAAAACGAGACATGGATCCACGAAATTGCAGGTTCGTCGCAATAATGCAGAATCAATTGATCAAACTGTAATGACTTGGCAATGTAGTCAGCAATCTCATATAAGAGTTCTGGCGTTTGATTGCGCACTTGCAGATCAACGGCTTCACCCTTTTCGTGCTGGCTCAAACCTGTATTGACTTGACGAAATCCACTGACAATAACAATGTTGGGATATTTTCGTTTCAATGGTTGCAGCACGTTAGTGGCTAGCAACGCAAGGTTATACAGAATGTCGTCTTCCAGCAATCCAAGTTGCGGAGTGATGCCAACGGCGGCGGATGCCGAAGCAGATACGGCGGCCTTGTCAGGCACCACCGTCGTCACCGTCTGTGGAATTCTGCTGGTATCTATCGTCGAGGTATCTGTGACATCCGCAGACGATGAGACGGCATAGAGCCACGGAAATAAGATTCGCTGTTCCCAATACCACCCATCGGTTGGCGACCATCCGGTTGCCGCCGGGCCGGGTATTGCATTCCGCGTGGCCAATTCTTCATCCGTCCACAACGCACCCCAACCACTATCACGCCCGATAATTTGCACCATCCAAAAATCAAGTTCACGTGGTGTCGGAAGACCCGACCAATATGGTTGCCCTGAGGGCCCATCCGCTGAAAGTGGATTGGCGCGCCATCCCGATTGCTCCATGATGGAACGGTATTGTTCACGTTTCGCATATGCCGCTTCGATCTGCGTTCGCACATACGTAGGTTCATACGGGTTCTGATAGTCAGTCATGATTAGATAGACGGTTCGGTATTAGGTTGACGTACATCTCCACCTGCACCACCGGATGTTGTGTTTGGTGTAGAGGTGGTTGACGCAGTAGCATCAGGCTCACCATTCACAGTGATGCCTGTATCACTGGGTTCAATGCTATCTGTCGCCGCGAAATTTGCGACATCTGCCCGCGATAAACTATCGACGAGATCCGCAACGGTGAATGAAGTATTCGCAAGTACTGCGGAAGGAGTGAATGTGTATACACCACGATAGGTATCGCGGTTCAGAAAATCAACCAACGGCAGTATTGCTGGTGCGATAATATTCGTGTTTGGTTGCGACGCTGCACCGCCAATCACATTCATGTAGGTATTCGCAACATCCTTTAGTGCTTTTCGCGTATCGAGATGCGCTTGATATAAATCCGTGGCGCGCATTTCTTCAGGTGTATCAAGTTGTACCGCACGGTAATTGACTGCGGCTTGCGTGGTGGCGTTATAGATCAACGGATTAGCCAACGGGCTGGTCTTCGGAACGCGATCTGCGGGAATGGGTTCGGATTTCGCGTTGAGTACTTTTAGAAACGCCGCGGCGCCGAGTGATACCAAATCGATCTGCTTCAAGGTATCCTTTGTCGCAGACAGAATCTTCGTCGCCATCGCTGTCGTGCCTGCTGACGGTGACGCAGGTGTCGCGAGCGCCGCGGCCGCGGCCAGTTCTGTGCCCATCTTCGTGGTAATCACTGCGGCACTCTTCGCAATCGCACCTTTATATTCTGCTGTAGCTAGAGTGATCGCCCGCGCAAACAATGGAAAGTCAACCGCGAGCGCCTTCAGATCGACGAGAGGCGCCACACCGCCAGGCACCGGAGCGACCGGCATACCCTCACCCAGTTTCACATATCGAAGATCCACAACGGAGCCATCGACGGTGGTTTTATTTTTAGAGCGAAGCGCAATGTTGCCTTCCGCAAACACATTGAAGTCTTTCGTTGTGTGAATGCTCACATCGTTTTCACTCTTAATATCCACTTTATTCTTTGCATAGAGCGTCACATCACCTTCCACACTGACGTGGCAACTACCATCAACCTTGACGTATTGATTGCCATGTGTGACGGTATAGCCATCCGCAAACGACTTATAGACCACGGTGCCGTTGGGATGCATTTCGATAAAGGAACCTGACCGATGAAAAATGTGAATACGCTCTGCACCGGGCGTATTGTCGTATTCGACAATGTGCCCGGATGAGGTTTTCACGACGGTGTTATATGGATACTGTGCGGCATACGGCGGTGCAGGTTCACTCCATCCTGCTTGACGTGACTTATCCGTAAAGACCACATTCAACGTCGAGTTGTAACCGGGAGCTTTTGAAAAATCTGCTAGTTGTTTGAAGCGACTCCAAAAACTCGGTTTGCCAGACGCAATCGCATTACCCGCAGAAACGGATTTTTGTTTATCCGCTAACGCGGGCTCTTTCGCCGCCGCGGTGCCGCCCTCCGCTAATGGCGCGACAGAGGGCGCCCCAATCTCTGATGGCTTGGGATAGGTCGTACGAGCGGTATTTTCTTGCACCCGAGCGCCGGTGCCTGTCGTGATATCGTTTTTCTTTTTCTCAAGGCTTTGCTGTACATTTTGAAGCTGCCGCTTGCGCTCTGCTAATACCGCGGCCGCTTCTGCTAACTGTGCAGCCGACGTGACGAATCCTGGCGGCATGCCCGAGATCTGCACCATCTCCGTTGCGGAAGGAAACGTGGTGGCCGACGTATTTGCTGCTTGCTGTAATCCTGCAATGATCGTATCTTGCTGCGGAATGGTGCCTCGCAACACACCCTTCGACGCGACATCAAATGATGTGAGTGTCTGCGTAACGGAAGTACTCAGTGCGGTGAGTTGATCTTTTTGTTGAAACGTTTTCTTATACGCATTGATCGAGGCACCACCAAGACTTATGGCCGTGCTGACGGTGCCAAGCGCACGTTTGGCTTTGTCGAGAAACGAAAGCTTCTTTGTCGGTGGCGCGGGTTCACGTGAAACCGGTTCATCCGGTGCAATCGCCAGTTCTGCTGGCGTGCGCATATCGCGGCCGCCATCATTCTTATTTGCCGTGCTCGCAGTATTCGCAATCGCCATGATTAGCTATTTCCACCTTGAGAACCTGTTTGATTATCTGACGGATATGCGGGTAGCTTCCCAAAGATAATCGGTTGCTGACCTAACTGTGCATCAAGAAAGAATCCAATCACCCAATCACCTTCGCGAATATCAATAGGCATGCGACTGTGTGTCAGTGGAAGTAGCGGCATCGCCCACGGCAAATGATCGGTAGGCAGAATCGAGGTATCCATTTCGTGCCATCCGAGAATGCGCACTTTGCTGCGAAACAGATGCAGAGGATCGCCGCCAATTTTTTCCACAATCCCGACAAACCAGATGAACCCATCCATGCCGGTGAAGTAAGACATTGCTGATGATGATGCATCCATATTGCTATTTACACATTCTCGATGAGACTATAATCCACGCATCGGTACACTTAACGAGTCATTATTGACGCGCAATGCCATCCGATAGTCAAATTCGCCGGGGGTTTTAATAACCATGATGTGATGTACCGATGACACCATGTGATTGCCGCTATGCGCAGTCGTGCGTGCCGTTGGTCGAACACTTTGTGTCGTATCAGTACCATCCGCGCCCGCTAAGGCATTCGTCATCGGATATATCACGCGCACCACGCTACCGGCGCGTATTTGTGGTTGACCGGGCAATTCCACCAACGATTCGATTTGGCGCAGTTCGCGCAATTGACGGTTTCGATGGATGATCGATTCGTGCATCAATTGTTCTTGCTGGAATGCTTTCTGGCCTGCGGGTGTGCTGGTATTCGCGGTCGACCAGACATTCGTCGGCACCATGAACTGTTGTACACTCGGGCCAATCTCGCGGTCATAGTTCTCTGGATACAACGGATATGTATTCAGATGTGATGAAGCTGTGTCTTTGAACGCATCGGTATACAAACTATCGGTAACAGACAACTTATGTGCGTTGATTTTCTGTGCGAGAAAGTCGAAATGGATCATACGCGAACGATACATGCCGGACGCAATACCCCCAAGCAAGTCGAACGCATGCTCCTGTTGAAACCGAAAAATCGCGTTACGCGCATTGTCGGTATTTTCCGAAGACGACGACTGCGTTAAATTCACGTGCAACACCGGCAATTGCTGTGCCTGCGTTTTTCCGTGTTCGATCAGGCGGTGCAAACTGGAGAAATGAAACCCGTCGAGTGTTTCAAAAAATAAATATCCGCCACTTTGCCGGTTTTCGTTACGTAACGATAGCATCGCAAAATAATTGATCGCCCGAAGCGGTGTGTAATTGGGAATGACGACATCGATCTTTCCCCATGTCGGCTCGGGCGAACCCGGCACGAACTTAGAGGTAAACTGTTTTGTCTCGTCTGTTGTACCCAAATATTGATTCACAATCGTTTTCACCGCGTCGGCACACGTTATATCGTGAAACCGATGACAGATACGTCGCGACGTGCTGGCGACAAATTCCGGAGTGGCAAACTCGATGATAAAGTCACGCAAGTCGTTACGCAGAAACACTTGGTCGTGAACTTTCGTAATGCGAAATACGCGTCGAAACCGCGTGTTCGTTCCGTCAATCGCAAAGTCCAGAAAGAGATGTTCGACCCCGACAATCGGCAGCAGTTCAACAAGACCCGCTTTGTCAGTGACGGCGATACTTCCGGAAATGGTATTCTGAAAAATGCTTTCGTACACATCGATACGGCGCACACCATCTAAGATCGAGACGGGCACCGGTTGATTCGGTGTCAGAATACTGCAGTCAATAATTTTAACTTGCCGTTGTCTCAAAGACATGCATGTGCCTATCGATACAATTCGCGCAATGTGTTGGCAATCTGCGGAGCCGCTAATGCGGATACTACCTTGATGCGACGTTTCGCTTCGTTCAGCGAGACTTCATACTCATACGGCGTCTGAATCGCGCCACGACGTGTAGGAGTCAGTTCCGTGTACGTGATCGCGTCTACTTGATCGCCGTCGATGGTGAAATAATAGGGAGTGCCTTCACGTGCTGCGGCGAGACTACCATACTTACTGCGCAGATAGCTTGCCATTTCCGTTTCTGTCAGCGGCCAGTCGTACAGCGAAAGAATGTTGTTCACCACCAGAATGATCCATGTGTAGCTCACCGTGTTGTATAACTTCATCGAGACAGTATCTGGGCGCTCATCGTCGGCAATGATGTAATCATACAGCGACACCTGCACTTGCTGCAATCGCTGCGCCAACTTCGTACGCGACGTAATGCGGGAAACGAGCACATCGTACGGCGCACCATCTTCCGTACGATACGTGTAGGGAACGACGGGAAAGTTTGAGAAGTAATTCATTACTTTTTACCCCCCTCTGTGATCATCTTCTTGGCAACGTCCGCGAGCCTGACGCGACTCGGGTCGGGGAAATTACCAACATCTCCTCGGTCAATAAGACCTTGACCGCTTGCTGAGGTATCTGCACTTTCTTCGTCGCGAGCCAGCAGCCGTACCTCTTGAAACTCCAAAGAAAGTTTGGTGACCGCTGGAAATAATTCGCCGTTTGATGCTCGGAAAAATGCTACTTGAGAAGCACCGGCATGGTCGACGGAGACATTTTGCAACACCGACCGGCCAATTTTGTTAAAGTGGTGCATGCTCGGCTTCGATTCGCTCCAAAACGATATTTCAAATTCATACGGAAACCCCATGAGCATTCCTTCAATATCCTGATTAGTGCCGACTGCGGGACTGTATGCGGGAAGCATGTAAAATTGAAAGAACTTGATAATACCATCAACAGCCCGCGCCTCTTCTTCACTTCGGGGAATAAGCACAAACTCCATACGATGTGTGCGATATCCGATATGTGAAAACAAGACGTCTGTACGAGGATTAGGCCGAACACCGAGAGCTTGGGGAAGGCCACCCTGAAACTTCTCATCAACCATCTGCAATACTTTTGCAAGAGCCGCTTGCCTTACGGTGGCACCACCACCAGCTTGTGTAATGGTTCCTAGACCAGCTTGCCACAGACTGCTAACTGCAGAACCGGCATCAGAAATTGTTTTCCCTAGATCTGCTGAAGCGCCACCGGGCAGTAAACCCAATATATCGTCTGCAACCGCGCCAATACCTTTGAACGCCGATATTAACTCAGGCTGTCGCGCACCCGCTTCGGACAACACTCCCATAAACGGGCCCAAGTCGTTGGTATCGTACGTCGCAGCAATCTGTGAATTTAAAGCTTCGGCGGGCACATACAACTGCACACTGGCTAGAGTTCGATCTTGCTGCCCATTTCCTTCAGAGGCCAATCCACGTCTACCTGCGTGCCGACTGCTACGTGCCTCAAACAGCATCCATTTTTCAAAGGGCCCGGGTGTCCCGAGTTCCATTGGATATTTCGTGGGGATTGGTGCATTAGATATCGTCGAAGAAGATTGAAGTAGTGGTTCGTCGGCCATGAGTGCTCTCTAAATACTCCAAGATGTGAAATGAGGCATCGTCTTTCTATTTAGTCACACATCACATAAGGGTATCGGTGGCATATCAAGGTCGGTACATACCGCAGCATCCGGAAAAATACGCCGGGGATACGACGAACATTATCTATCGCTCCAGTTGGGAGCGAAAGTTTTTTGTCTATTGCGACACCACTCCGGGCGTCCTCCGCTGGGCGTCAGAAGAGTTCTGCATTCCGTATCTACATCCTGTCGATGGTCGCATACACCGGTACTTTCCTGACGTGCTAATGGAGGTGCGCACGACGAATGGCGCACAAACGTTTCTGATCGAAATCAAACCCAAAGCACAGTCAGAACTGCGTCACGTCAAACGCAAATCAAAAAAGTTCCTACAAGAATCCATGACCGTCGCGATCAACCACGCAAAATGGGATGCTGCGGAACGATTCTGTAACGAACGCAAATGGGTGTTTCAAGTGCTCACCGAAGAGCATTTGTTCGGAAAAGGTATCTAAATGGCGTCTGTTGGCATTTTCGAAACGCTTCGACAACGTATTCTCGACAGCAACGGGTTGCTCCCACAAGAACGACGAGCGATGCTCTGGTTTCGTGAGTATGCAACGACGTTGCGAGCATGGCAAAATAGCTACTCCAATCGGATCACCTACACGCAGTTAGCGAAAGACACATCCTACGCAAAACGGTTGGTGCCGGTGTCGCAAGCACGTCCCGGCCGACTGTACTTCTATGTCTACCAGCCTGAGCATGCAAGAACATTAGAATACTATGATCGGTTTCCGTTCACCCTTATCATTGACCGCAGCCCGACGCACCTCTTGGGATTGAACTTTCACTACCTTGATAATCTGTATCGCGCTAAGTTATTTGATGCACTCTACACTCGCGCACGCAACGTGCAAAAGAACCCGAAGACACCCGCAGACACGCTAAATACCTATATCGCAGTTGACTACGATCTGTTAAATGGTGTGCGACGGTTTGCGCCGTTTCGGCCATGCATTCATTCGTATCTGCGAAAGAACATCCGCACACCCTTGCTGCAAGTGGGCGAAAGTGAATGGGATATCGCATTGTTCCTGCCTGTGGAGCGATTTGCAAAAGAAACACGCAGCACGGTGTGGGCAGAGTCACGAAAGAAGATTACACGAGGATAGAGCGCACGCGTATGCCTAATCTACAGAAGTTTATGTCGGAGGTCGGTCAATACGGATTTCAGAAATCAAATTGGTTTGATTTCCGGATTAGCGCATTACCGTTTATTGATCCAAATTATGCCTCACGCAATCAAATTTATGGCCCTCAGTATGGAACAACACAATTCGGGTTTGAGAATTTCCTTCAACAAGGTTTAGTGTGCACGTCCGTTTCATTACCGGGTCGAGGGTTTGCGACGGCCGATCAATCTATCTACGGGTTCACTCGCAAAGTTCCATATTTTAGTGAATTTCCCCCACTCTCATGCACATTCGTTGTGCCCATTGGGCCTGATGGAACAAATTTTGGTGCATCATACTTTAGAGCATGGATGAATCAAATACAAAATGTGCCGCAAAATGAAACAAGCCAAGAAACCGTTGACGTGGGGCAAGGCGCATTCGATATGGCATTTCCGGAGACGTATTATGCGGAAGCGGAAATCCGCCAGTACAGTTTTATTGATGTGAGTCAAACGGATACAACCGCTCAAATCAATATGCACACCAATACGCTGAACGGTTCGTCTACACTGGGAAGAGCCGCAACAACATTTGCAGATGCGTATCTGAGCAAAAATGAACCATCGAACCCAAATGCTGGGCAAACCATTCGACAAGTATCATTACGACATCGGTTTTATCAACTCTATCCGGCATCGATTGAAGCCACGCCATTAAATTGGGCCGATACGGATTCTTTCACGCAGATAACAGTCACATTCAACTATAGTTATTGGGTGGATATGGGATTGTCCGCAGATACGGAAGATAATATCTTAGCATATTCGCGTGGTAAAGACGGCACGCCGTCGAAGATTGAAAAGTTTTTTGGCACACTGAAAGACGCTGCATTAGACGAAGCTCGATTCCGTGGATGGATTAAATAATAACTTTCTCTGAGGTGATACACAATGGCACTCCCTAAACTGACGACGCCGGAATATACCATACAATTATTAAGTCTTGCGAAACCGGTTCGGTTTCGACCCTATCTTGTGCGCGAAGAAAAGATTCTGCTCATGGCACAACAGGGTGAGGATAAAAAAGAAATCGAGAGTGCCGTCAAGCAGATTTTGCGTGCTTGCACGTTTGACGCGGTTGATATAGATGCGCTGCCATCATTTGATCTGGAATATCTGTATCTGCAACTGCGGGCCCGCTCAGTGAACAATATCATTGAGACGCGGTTCCAGTGTCAGAACATTGTGCGAGGTCTTTCTGAGGGAGAGCCGCTTCTCAACGCAAATGATGACGGTCGGTGTAAGACGCTCGTCACCGTGCAAGTCAATTTAGACGACGTGCGAGTACAGACGACTGAAGGGCATACCAAGCAGATCATGATTACCGATGATATTGGATTGGCGTTGCGCTATCCGACCGCGGCGGTGCTGGATACATGGGTCAATGAAGCGTCAACGGGATTAGCGGTATTACGCGTACTGAATGAATGTATCGAACATGTGTACACTGCCTCGGGTGACGTTTATGAGTTTCGCGATCAAACGGAACAAGAGCGTCAAAATTTTATTGAATCGTTAAGCGTATCGCAGTTAGAAAAAGTGAGCGCGTTTTTTCAGACAATGCCGGTACTTTCACATTCGGTGCCGTTTCGATGCCCGAAATGCGCGTATGAAGAGACGATCACACTACAGGGGCTTGACAGTTTTTTCGGATAGGGCAGAGCCACGAAACTCTGCCCAACTATTATACGCTGAACTTTAATCTGATTAAACATCATGGATTCTCATTGACAGAGTTGGAAGATATGCTCCCGTTCGAACGAGATGTATATGTCGTGCTACTGCGTCAGTGGCTCGAACAACAAGAAGAAATCGCTAAACGACAAGCGCAACAAGCACGACGATAGGAACACTAACGCGTATGGCAGATACCAAATTCGCAGAACTTAAAACCGCGATTCGACAAGCAGAATTGCAGCGAGAGATTGCCGATTTACCGTCGTCGCCCAAAGCATTGCGTACGCTCATCACCATTCTTTCTGAGCAAGGTTCCGCAATCCTGAAGACGGACACAGGGTTCGGATATCTTCGAGCGATTACCTCCGTCACGAAGACTTTGGAAGATGTTCCGCCGCGGCTGTGGGGAAACGCCACACAAGAAATCGAATATATTCTGAGCTTTGCTGACAGAGACTCCTTTCTTGCACCAGATGAACTAGAAGTGCTAAAGAGCACCGCGCAGGCACTGACGAGAGAGATCACGCGTCAATCGAGACTCGCAGTTCGCACCGCTGGAATGCTGGCGCGAGGCGTCAAGCGCCTTGGTGAGGGAATACTGGAGCGCGGTGCCGGTTCGCAAAACATCGTCGTTCGCATGGGTTCGAAGTTAGCACTCGCTTCGATTGAGCGTCGGCGCACCACCAAGGAAGTGGGTAAGGAGTTTGCGCGAACCCGCGCCGGAGCATTAGGCGCCATCAGCAGCTATCGCACTCCCTTCGCGCCGTTGGGGGGTTCTCCGCTCGGTAACACGAATGGCGATAGTTTCAGTAGAGTACCTACAGGAACAGCAAGTGGCGAGGCCACCCAACTTCGTCTCCCTATTGAGTTCGAACAACTCAGTGAACTGAAAAAGATCAATAGAACACTTGTTCGTCAAATCGGAGTTGCTGAAAACATTGACGAAGAGAACGACAAGCAACGCGCAATTGAGCAAAGTCGTTTAGGCTTTGGAGAGATGGAAAGGGGGATTGAAACGCCTCGAATGACATTGGCGAGCATTTCTTCCGCCTCTACATCTACCACTAAAACGCCGTCTGGAAGTATATTCAGCGATTTATTGAAAGTGTTCAGTGAAGGTATCGGTGGGGTATTAAAAAATATTATGCCTTTTGGTGAAGCTCTTGCTGGTGTAATTCCTGCGGCTCTTGGTGCGGCGCCGGCTCTTTTGGGAATAACCGCGGCCGCCTACGGTGTAAAAAAAGTTATGGATATGTATAGTGCTTATAAAGGCTATACCGAAGGGCAATCACAACTTGTTAAAGACCAAGCAGTCGGAGCAGGAATTGACGCTAAAAACATAGAAAGAAGTCGCAAACTTGCCATCGAGAGAGCAAAGGCATTGGGTGAGAACCCAGATGCTCCGGGTGGCGCATTTCTTTCACCAACATTTTATCTTAGTAAAACGAATAAAATGGGGATATTCAAACCCGGTTCCGCAGAACTTTTACCGGGAAAAGAATTACCAAGTAAAGAAGCCGCACCTGCACCACTTACACCATCACGTGTATTTGGAGCAGAAATGCTTCCCGCACCGCCGATGACACCATCACAAATCAGCGGCGGGGATATGCAGTATAATTTGCGTCAATCGTTGGCGTCGCAAGGTATTCTTGATCCAAAGGCACAAGCAAACATTTTTGCTCAAATACAGGGTGAATCGCAATTTGAATTGAAAGATGAGTCGCTGAATTATAGCCCTCAACGATTGTTTGAATTGTTTGGTGTGGGAAATAAATTTGGCAATAAAGTTCGTTTGAAAACAATAAAGGATGCGGAAAAAATTGTTGCACAAGGCCCTGTTGCCATCGGCAATCTTCTGTACGGTGGCCGAATGGGAAATGCGAGTAGTGAAGGATTCTTATATCGAGGTCGTGGTTATATCCAACTGACAGGAAAAGACAATTATAAGCGCGTCGGTGATATGATTGGTGTCGATCTCGTTACGCAACCAGATTTGGTCAACGACCCCATTATCGGCGCTCAAGTGGTGGCGGCATATTATAAAATGCGGGCGGGGAAAACTGGAGATTTGACTGATATCAGTGCCGTCAATCGAATGACGGGTTTTGCGACAGGTAGTAAAGAAGGCGCACGTCGTATGCAGAGTAGCGCGGATTTCTTATCCTCATTCAATGTGGAACCGAGTGTGAATCGCAACGCCTTCCCCGTCAGTACACTGACTGGTGCACTCACGTCACAAGGGCAGAATGTGATGGTAATGAATGCGCCGACGATGGCGCCAATTGTGAATGTGCAGGGAGGCGGATCGACAGTCGTACCGATGCCGATCCGTACGGAGCCGTTAGAAAATACGTTACTCGCGCTGACGCGTTTGAACTATGTGTAACGGGTAGACGGAACGTCTACCCTTTGAACTTCAGATAATCATGCACGGCAAGAATACTGGAATCCGCATCCGTAATCTTTGCCTGCACCCATGCAGGCAGTTCACCCGCTGTTGCGAGCATCTGCTTCAGCGCATCCGCCCGAGCGACTAACGACGACAGTTGTGCATGCGCCATTGACGTATCGTCATCGCCGTTGACGTCTTCGTGCATTCGCACATCTTTTGCAGATTCCGACTTGCCTTTGTGATAGAGATTCCACGCAGTCGCATACAGCACCTCGTCACCGCGGTCGCCATACTCTTTACGGAACCGCGCCTTGTTCTTGCGAATCCAATCTTCCATGCCCGGAGGGCCCACTTCGGAAACGTACTGGCCCGGCAGTGCAGGTTTGACCTCGACGGTTTCGGGTTGTTCACGGAGATGATCTTTGAAAGAAGGCACTGACATGGTAGTATGCTCCTGTTGTTTGAAATATTGCACTTGGCGATCGCGTTTTTCCGCTTGCGCTTTAGTCGGATAGGTACCGAGATTTTCCCCCGTCTGTTTAGAAACGAGTCGGTACCCATCTTTCACTTTGACGATATGCTCGTTCATCGAACGCATCGGCACCACATCTATCTGCTCTTCGTATTCGTCGTCGCTATCCTTACCCCACACGCGCCCCTTGTTGTGCGCGACACATTTTGCGCACACGCGGTCACCACGCTGAAACTCTTTTGAAGACAGTTTATGGCCACACTGTTGACAGTTGGGATTGCGTTCCCATGCTTCGGATTGGCCCGGCGTATCGTGCTTGTAGATCTTGACGAGTGAATCCGTGCCCCACTCACGATCCGCAGGCGTGTTCGATTCTTGCGCGGGTGTTTTTCCGGCACGCTTCATTGCAATCGCAATAGCCGCTTGTTGCGCAGGAGACGTCGCCTCATGCTGCTCAGACGACCACCCGCCACCATGTTCTTTGTACCACTTAGCCGCCCACCCGTTGGCATACGCAGACGGGTATACGTCGAATTTTGATTTTGCGAGGCTTTTTGCTTTCGACCACAGTGCAGGGTTGGTGGGCGTATTCTTTTCAACAATAGTGGCGTCGTCAATTCGATTACTAACCGGTCGTGGTGCGCCTCCGGTACCCTTTCGGTCTGTCACCGGATCCTGTGTCTTTTTACGTTTGACCGCATTTGCAATTGCTTGTTTGCCGCCCTGTGCGCGAAGTTGTGCCGCTTTCTGTGTGGAGAGACACTTTGGTTTTCCTTCACCGGCGCCACCGCGGTCTTCCGCGTCGCCACATTTCCCAATGCGCTCACCTTTGGTGTTGTACCGATCCCATCCGCCGCCGCCGACGCCTCCCTCTTTCCCTTTACCAAACCAATTGCGAAGGTCTTCGTCGAGGTGTGCTGAAAATGTGGGAATCTTAGACATGTACGTTATTTAGGAACTATAGATTCGGAAAGCACGAAAGATCCACATCGTTCTTTTGAATCGTAACGCCGCTTCCTTTTTTGAGAGGGCCGATGTTGTACGGCGATTTTTGACGCACACGGAAACTCATCTCAAACGTGAACTGATACGCACCGCCGCCTTTACTCTGCACACGCGCTCGCCAACCTGCTTCCGCAGACGTCGAGAACAACGGCACATTCTTCAACTTCAGGGGATTGTCAGTGCCGAACAAATAGAATCCATGCGTACCGATGTTCACATAGAATGTGTCTTTTTTATTGTAGTACTCTTCGATTTTTTTAGCCGGAATCGAACCCTTTAGTTCAGGGAACAGTTTATGGTCGCGTTCGTATTGTGCTCGTGGATTGTTCTTATACTTCCCCACGCGCCCCTGCCATGCTGCGTCTTGAAACTCTTTATCAACTTTCCATGGCGTATTGTTCCATTGCTTTCCGATGATCTTGAACAGACCGACAAATTCTGCCAACTCTTTGATAAACTGCTTTTCTTTTTCTTCCGGATCAATATTTCCAAACCCCCACTTTTTTGTTTTGGGGTTATACTTTAGCACTAAAGAACCCGCAGAGGCATCCGTGATCTTTAGTTCACAACCCGCTTTCGTCTTGTTATATTTGAGCATCAAGTCAGGCTGACCGTGACCAGCACCCGCCGGTTTAAACTCCGCAGGTACTAATTTATACGGTTTGAGATACTCCGCCACATTTTCTTCGTAAACAAAACCTTGCTGTGCCACATTGCCCCCTTCTTGGAATATATTTATCAGTTTCCATACAGCACGTCAAGGGTTATCTGCCGTTATAGTTCTGCCACATTTTCCCCTTGACACGACGACGCACCTGCGGTATAGTAGCATCCATGTCAAAAACACGCACACACCATCAGACGCACGAAGAACCTTTCCGCAAAGAAACTACGGCAGAGTTTTTGGCTCGCGGCGGCACCATTACCGTTGGCACTCCTGCCACTGGCATTCCCTGTGAGACGCACGAATTGATCGACCGTATTCTTGGCGCATCGTATGATGACGCGCTCACGCAACGTGTCTCGGCCTTTACCGTTGCCGCGGAGATTCGCAGTGCGATTGCCGAACATCCGCAGTCTATCACAGAACCCGAATACGTATAACCTATATACTAACGAATGCATTAGTGCTTCCATCATGATAGAATAGGTGTCTATGCCATCACGTCACTCTACGCTCCCTGCTCTACGCTGCGGCCTCAATGCGGGATTCGGAGAAACCCTCGCTCATGAGTTAGCGGGTATCGACGCACATCGGTTTACCGAAGTGCGACAGGATTTGATGCCTGTCTCAGATCCGCATGCACTACGCTCACTCATGAACGAGATGCGCGTCGGCAACATCTGCCCGCTGTGGATCATGCGCGAGAACCAAGTCGTGCTTGCGAAGCCCTGCGAACGTGTCGAGTTCTATAACGAACCCGATCTCAATGGGTTCTCCCCCACGCAATATGCGGAAGCGTGGAATCGTGTCGCAGAGACCGCATACGAGCGAAACGTGCTGTTGTTTGCAGGCAGTATCTCAAACCTCAATAAGTCAGCATTAGCGTGGTTGCGCACCGCATGGAAACTGATGACGCCGACGCCGCGCTATGTGAGTGTGCATCGCTATCCTGAAACCACCGGCGGCAGTCAGAAGCCACATTCGGGATTCGCGAATCGCGAACAGGAAGTCGATGCGCTGCGACAAATTGTCGGAGACGTCACAATTGCCGTCACAGAATTTGGATACCACACCGGCCCGCGTAAACGGTGGGGGTGGTGGCCGCTGCGCCCGTACACGGATGCAGAAGTCGCGCAGTATGTTCGCGAAGATTGGCAGTTCTGGTCATCGCAGAATGTCGAAAGTGCATATCTCTATCAACTCAACGATGGTGTTGATGGAGATCCTATCAATCGCTACGGTATTCGAAATCTGAACGGCGTCTGGAAACCCTCCGCCACCGCACATTACTCACGGTAAAGGAATCACACATGGCTATCGATATCACGTTCGTCACCGATGATGAGAAGATTGATCTGCAGCAAAACATCTCCTTCATGATCGAAACCGCGCAGTCGGATCGCGATTTGCGTCAACTGTCGCATCTCGACGCAGGCACATGGTATGGTCGCCGTCGGGCAGTCAATCAGCCCCATGCGGATGCGGTCACGTCGGTTCAGTATTTGTGCACCGTATGGTTTGACTTGAAACCGCATTTCTGTGACGTCCCGCCGCCGCAGCCTCTCGTAGACGTGACGGGTGATGAAATTGTGGCGCTCCATGACGTAGTGAAGCCGATCATGGATGCGCACAACCCTGACGCCTCATACGCAACGGAGTGCGTAGATATTGGATGCTCGTATGGCATCTATCGTCAGAATGGTGTCGCACCTGACGCCGCGCGTCGTGCATGTCTGGCGATTGTGTGCGGATGGTATGGCGTGCCGGTTCCTGCACCGCCTGCGCCGGCATTTGGGGGTATCGTCGGTCAACTGCGTGTGGATCATCTTACGTATCGCGACGACAACGGCTATGTGTTGCCGGTATTGTGCCACTTTGGAGAAGCGTTCAGTGCGTATGTGCGTCGACCGGATGACGTGCGGGTGGAGTTAGATCGCATTCGTGCGGCCGGTTATGACGGCATTCGTTTTTGGGATGTGCTGGGCTACTACGATAAGAACCGCCCCGGTGACGCGAACAAGTGGAGCGCCTGGCAAGGTCGCGAAGTCACCCCGGTATCTTTTGTGGCGTTTTCGGGTGACACTAAAGCTCCAACCCCCAACTACTATGACCATCTCAAAGCGTTCTTGATCGAACTGCGGGATCGGCAGTTGGTGGCGCATCACTCACGCGGCGACCTGAATAGCTGGAAGTGGGATCAGGTGATTGCACACTGCCGTCGTGTCGGTGAGATTCAGCGTGAAGTTGGCGCACAGGTGATCGCGCTCAATGAATCGTGCAATGAAGCCTGGCAGAATGGTGTGCCAGAACCATCCAAGCTGCGAGAGATGGGGGATGCGTTGGGAAATCATGCCCTTCGCGGAAACTCCTGTGGCGATGATGGGTATGGTGGTGAGACACCAGATGAATTGAACCGCATGAAGCGCGATGTTGCGATCATTCATGGCCATCGTAACGGTGAGTCATATAACCGCATTGGTCACATTCATGCGGTGGGCTACGAAACGCTATCTCACGCAAAAGTTCCTGCCTGGCAAGGTGAACCCGCTGGCCCGGGCGATGGCGTCAGTGTGGGTCGTGAAGAGCATCCCGAAGCACTGTGTCTCATGGCCGCGATGTCACTCGCCACGCATCAAGCATGGGTTTACATGTCCGGTCACGGCGTCTTCTGGAACGGCAGTATCAGTGAGATGATCGCGTTTCGTGAAGTCGCGAAGGTGCGTGACTATCTTCCCAAAGACATTATGGCGTGGCCGACCATCACACACGGTGGTGATCGATGGCGCGGCACTCGCGTGTTTGTGGCAAATGGAGACGGTTCTCTTCGCTGCGATCATATCTTGACGAACGATGGCCGCTTTGTCGCCTTAGTTTACGGTGCACCAAAGTCATGGTCGATACCCGTCGAGCGGAGTTTCGACGGAGACGTCATTCATCCAGTGACGGGTGAACGGCAACCGTTGTCGCTCAACGCAGGGCAGACATGGAATGTGAATTTCGAACGTGGTCGGATCGTGATCGGAACATTGCGATAACATCGATTCATAAAAAAATGTTATGGTGTATAAGTATTATTGTACTTGACAGACACCGCGATTTCCTATATACTCTTATACATCGTGGTGATCGTATTACCACGAATGGCAAAGGAACAATGATGCGACCCCAACCGATCCACAGCACCGCACCGCAACATACGAGCACACGGCTCGTCGCGGCCGGCGTGTATCTGATGGGGTGGACGACACTCACCCCATACATTGCTGAAGATAATATGCCAGCAGGGGAGTATCCATCTTAGCGAAAATCACTTCGCGACGATAGTGAAACCCCTGCCGGAGTAAAATCCCGCAGGGGTTTTTTGTTTTCTGAGAACTGTGGTATACTTCGAAAATGCTACAGTAATGCATATACGAGCTTGTAGCTCAATTGGCAGAGCAGCAGCCTCTTAAGCTGTTGGTTGAAGGTTCGACTCCTTCCGGGCTCACCACGTTTTTTGACAACTGCATATCATCCGAAAATGGCGCGGGAATGGAGCAACGGTGGCTCATCAGCCTCATAACCTGAAAATCGGTGGGTTCAATTCCCACTCCCGCAACCATCCGCATGTCGCTCAATGGCAGAGCAGCACGTTTACACCGTGCCTATGGGAGTTCGATTCTCTCCGTGCGGACCAGTTGTACCGATGTGGCGGAAAGGCATACGCGCTAGTCTGAGATACTAGTGGGGCAACCCATAAGAGTTCGACTCTCTTCATCGGTACCAGATAGGCCCGATTGGCGTAATTGGCAGCCGCGCTTGCCTTAGAAGCAAGTGTCTTATTGACGTGTAGGTTCGACTCCTACATCGGGCACCAGATTGTCATGGAGAGTTGGCTGAGTGGCCGAAAGCAGCAGGTTGCTAACCTGTCGTGGTGTCACAACCACCACTGGTTCGAATCCAGTACTCTCCGCCAGTTGGGGTTGTAGTTTAGTTGGTGAGAACACTCGCCTGTCACGCGAGAGGTCGCGGGTTCGATCCCCGTCAACCCCGCCAAATATTGGGATGTAGTGTAATGGGAGCACCGGAGTCTCTGAAGCTCTTTGTCTAGGTTCGAATCCTAGCATCCCAGCCAGATTTCATTACCATGTCGTCCAATGGCAGGACAACGGACTTTGAATCCGTGAATGGTGGTTCGAGTCCACCCGTGGTAGCCACGTTTTGCCGGGTTCGCATAGTGGCGATTGCACCGCTCTTGTAAGGCGGCGAGGAAACTCCACGTCGGTTCGAGTCCGACACCCGGCTCCAGTATGCCATCGTAGCTCAATTGGGAGAGCAAGACTTTCGTAAAGTCGAGGTTGGAGGTTCAAGCCCTCTCGATGGCTCCATCTCGGAACGTAGCTCAGTTGGTTAGAGCAATCGCTTGATAAGCGATAGGTCGCTGGTTCGACTCCAGCCGTTCCGACCACACATGTGGGTCAGAAGTGTTATGGTAGCACAGTGGCCTCCAAAACCGCGAGCGTAGGTTCGACTCCTACCTGATCCGCCAATTTATTGCGAGTTATTTAATTTACGGCGGTATCTTCTAATGGTTAGGAAAGTGCTCTTTCAAGGCAACAATCGGGGTTCGATTCCCCGTACCGCTACCAGTATTTTGATTATGCCGCTTAGGCTTAGACAGCGAAGCACGACATTGGTAATGTCGAGAGCAGGGCGCACGTCCCTGAAGCGGCTCCATTTCGGGCCCGTAGCTCAGTTGGGAGAGCGCCGCCTTTGCAAGGCGGATGTCGCAGGTTCGATCCCTGTCGGGTCCACCAGTTTCGGCGCGTTCGCATAGCGGCAATTGCATCTGGCTGTAAACCAGACGACCCACGGTCTACGGTAGTTCGAGTCTACCACGCGCCACCATCTTTACCGACCGATACGTGTAGAGTATATCCACACGCAGTAAGTCCATCAAGGGTCGCAACCTTGGGCAACGGTCGGTAAATCTTTTTGTTGGGATGTAGCTCAATGGCAGAGCGTTCGGCTGTTAACCGAATGGTTGTAGGTTCGAGTCCTACCGTCCCAGCCATCTCTAAAACGCGGCATTGGTGTAGTGGAAGCATGGAACCTTGCCAAGGTTCAGGTATCGGATCGTTACCGATATGCCGCTCCACGCGGGTATGGTATATCGGTTGTGCCTCGGCCTTCCAAGCCGAAGAAGTCGGTTCGACCCCGACTACCCGCTTACCCAATCCATTTTTGTGCCGTTGGCTGATTGACGAGGCGAACGCCTGCAAAGCGTTTTCAAGATGGTTTGATTCCATCACGGCACTCCATCTATGGTGGTATAACTCGATTGGAACAGAGGGCAGACTGTGACTCTGCTGAAGCGGGTTCGATTCCCGTATACCACCCCATATCGGAGAGTGGGCTAAAGGCTGGCCGCCTGCCTTGGGAGCAGGATATCAAGCGAGTTCGATTCTCGCCTCTCCGACCATCTTGGGTCGTAAGCATTCGTGGTGATGCTCTAGACTTTTAATCTGGCGAACCGAGTTCGACTCTCGGACGACCCACCATTTATCTTTCGGATGATATGCAGTATATGTCGGTGTGGTCTAACGGAGAAGGCACGGTGTTTCTACCACCGAAGATGTGGGTTCGACTCCTACCACCGACACCAGTATACCAGTGAAGCCGATTGGCGAGGCGCGACGCCCATACCGTCGTTGTAGTGGGTTCGATTCCCTCCGCTGGTACCACGGGCACCGAGCGAGTCTGGTGATTCCGCGCCTGTCTGAAGAGCAGGAGAATGTGGTTCGATTCCACAGGTGCCCACCACATGTACACCCGCGTGTCGTAATGGCAGCCGAGGTAGACTCAAAATCTACTGCTCGAAAGAGCGTACTGGTTCGATTCCAGTCGCGGGTACTATCTAAGTACAATGAGCGCAGATATGGAACAGACACTCTTACTCAACGCAACCTACGAACCAATGGACGTCGTGCACTGGCAACGAGCGATGACGTTATGGTGTCAGGGAAAAGTGGAAATCGTCGAAACACATGATCGCGAAGTGCATGCGGTGACGTTCTCCTTCAAACTACCGTCTGTGGTGCGACTCCTTCGGTGTGTGCGTTCCAAGCGGCGGCCTGAAGTACAGTTCACACGGGCGAACATCTATGCCCGAGATAACTATACCTGTCAATACTGTCGTCAGACCTATGCCACGCACGAACTGACATTTGATCATGTGCTGCCAGTCTCCCGAGGCGGGAAACGTAGTTGGGATAATATCGTCACGTGTTGTCTTCCGTGCAATCGTTCCAAAGGTTCCAAGACGCCACACGAGGCGCAGATGGTGTTGCTGCGTAAACCTGCGAAACCCGCGTATACACCGGTGTTTCGTATCACACTCGGTATGCGGAAGACGCCCGAGAACTGGCGCGACTATTTGTATTGGTCAACAGAACTTGTCAACGACAACGATGCATAACAGGAGATCGTGACGGATGCTCTCTGAATTGGGAGACATTGCTATGGCGTGGTTTCGTTCAACCTTTTTTGTGGTATAATATGTCTCGTGTAACATTGTATTGGCGTGTGTCCGGAATGGCATCGGCCCTGACTGTTAATCAGTGCGCCCGAAAGGGAATGTAGGTTCGAATCCTACCACGCCAGCCATCTCTAAAACGCGTTGTTTGGTATGAACGTTGCATCGTTACCACTAAAACGTGTGCATATCGCACACCACATATAATAAGGAATAGTCATGAGGAAAAAATTACTCGTTTTCAGCTTCATCAGTCTTCTGAGTGCCGCCTGTGCAACCAAGACATTTGTGCGCCAGTCCGTACAGCAAGTCGAACAGCGTGTCGAGGATCAAGAGCAGCGCACACAGCAGAAGATTGATGCCTTGAACGCAGGGTTGTCACAGCAGCAGGATCGGCTCGCAGGCACCCAAGAACACGTCGGTCGTGTCGAAACCCATGCCGCGTCGGCCGAGAAACACGCACAGACAGCGCAGGCGTCAGCGGATGGGGCCCATCAGCGTACGCAGGCACTCGAACTCACGCTGTCCAATGTGAATCGTCAGGTCGTGCTGGCGGATCGGGCACAGGGGTTCACTCGCAACTCGGCGCGGCTGTCGCGTGAGACGCAGGCGGCGCTCGATGCGTTTGTGGATGAAGTGCGTCGCCAGCAACTGGTCTGGATTGAAATTGAAGGGCATACCGACAATACCGGCAACGCGGCCTATAACGCACAGTTGAGTGTGGCTCGTGCAGAAGTGGTGCGTCAGTATCTGGCGTCGAAAGGTGTGCCGCTACACAAGATGACCGTGATTGGGTATGGTGTGACGCGCCCGGTGGCGCCGAATCGCACTCGCGGCGGTCGCGCACAGAATCGTCGCGTCGTCGTACGAGCGGTGCGCTAATACGTGTGTGGGGATGCCCGCTCAGTCACCTGAGCGGGTGTCTACTCAGCCAGCACTTCTTTCGGTCGATACCAGCGATATCGCTTCTCTTGCCATGCTTTCAATGCCACTCGAAACCGACTCACGGGAATCGCGACAATCGTACTTTCGCCAATCGACCCCACCAGAAATCCAATAATCGTACGCTGCGTCTGAGAGACTAACGCACTGCCGGAGGAACCGCCATTGACACCCGCTTGCTGCAAGACGAGAGAGTGCTGCCAGTTGATGTCATTCTGCTTGACAGGGCGATCCAGATCCAGACTGGTAACGCTGCCAGAGAAGACTTGTTTGCCAAGACCGAGCGGTGACGCAATATTCCAATACAATGCAGGGATCACTTCATGCTGCTCATCGCCGAGTGGAATGACAGGCCAGTGTTTGGTCGTCTCCACCTCAAACACGGCGAAGTCTTCGCCACGCGACTGGTATCCGATGAACACCGGTTCCGCAGGCCAAAACGTTTTCTCAGCATGTTCGTCGAACGTGATGAAGAACGGCGTTTCCGCAGACGCACTTAATTCTTTGTCACGATTGTCGGAGCCGATGCAGTGCGCGGCCGTGACGAATCGATACCCCGTCTTGATGCGCTCGTATGCGGTCGCCGTACACGCCATGCGCATGCTCCCGGATTGATCCTGGCTATAGAGCAAGCCCACCGCATTCTGAATTGTCGTAATGAACTCGGTATCTGACTGTCGTGATTGTGCACGACCACTCTGAGTACTCAGGAGCATCACGATCACGGCACATATCGACCATACGCGAAGATGAGACATGAGAATTTCTCCTTGAGCATATTTAGCAGAAACGCGGTTCTCACCGCATGAATTCCTATAACGTGTTGATATGACAGATGTTACGGGTAGTCTATACATATTTTGCATCAATCCATCCGGGTCGATACAATAAATATATCATCACGGGTGCTCGTAAGTCGTAGAATCTACACCACTTATACGTCATCATTCGTCTGCCCGGAGTTGACATCTTCATACACAGTCACTATAATACACGCATGCTTAATCATCAGTTTTCATTGACGGTATGGGATATTGTCGTACTGTTCATCGATGCGACATTCTTTGCTCTTGGGATTGGGTTTTACCTGCTACATATGGGAGTCATCTAATCATGCATCGTCTCCGTCGCGTCTCGTCGCGATCATCAGTGCCTTCGTTTCAGTTGTTTCGTGTCGTAGAGCGGCATCCCGTCACGGGAGAGTTTGTCGTGAGTGCCTCTCTGACGCTGCGAGATGCGGAAGAGTTAGCGGATCGGTGTCTCGCGAG